CTGGACCAGGGTTACCCAAACAACTACCATCTGTGTATGCTTCAATCATTTATAATATACACAGGTTAAAACTTTATACTTCAATTATTTGTTCCCGTTTGTATGGAAAACACGTATAATAACATTTAACAACGGGTTCAAAAACTGCACACGTAACACAGATAGTTCCAAAAACTATTAAAAATATATAAACACCTTCCATTATCATAGTATAAACGTTAAATCTTTATATTTCAGGGTTCCTATTAGTGTTTCCAATACAACCCTCTTGGGAGTTTGGGTTCGTATTTTGGGCGAGGTTCCTCATCGTCTTCATTATTTTCATCACCACACAAACACCAACCGTTTTTTAATACAAAACAGACTGATATCAGAACTATTGTTCCAATCGCATAATAAATAGTTAACATATTTATATTATTACTTAAAATTTTAAGTCATTATAACATAAAACATGTTTCACCAAGATTGGGAAGAAGTTACTATACATGGTAAATCCTTTAAAAAGGAAAAAGAAAAGGAAAAATATGTCAAGTTCATGGGACAGGAAATCAAATTACCTAAACGAAGTCAGTATTCGGGTAAAACACCCGAACAAAAACTCGACGAAACTATGTTAGGAACGCATAAAAAGGTTGGTAAAGAAACAGGGCTAACTATTCAAAGGGCACGCGTCGCAAAAAAATATACACAAAAGGAACTTGCAAATCTCATAAATGTATCAGCAGATATCATCTCTTCATACGAATCAGGTAAAGCTATTCCAGATCACAAAATCATGCAAAAACTGCGCCGAGTTTTATGTGTTAAGCTATAATATATAACATAACCATGTTAATATGGAAAGAAACTGCTAAAAAAATTCAAAATGCACGCATTGAAAAAAGTCATACACAAGTCGAACTTGCACATAGAATAAACGAACCCTTAGAGGTTATAGCCGAGTGCGAATCAGGTAAAAAGGAACAAAATTGGTACGTTCTTGAAAAAATCGAAAAATATCTTAAAATTAAACTTTAAAATTTGTTCTAAATTTTAAAATCTAAATCATTTATTTATTTTTTAAATTTTATTTTTTTTACTAAACTCAATAAACTAAGAAATGCTTAGTTGGAGAAGGCGAGACCACCCATACCGGATTGCACACGGAGAACGTTGTAGTTGACCGCGAACATTTGGAGGGCGAGAGACGCGAGGTCACCCTTGGCACCGCAAGTAACCGACATTTGCGCGTTGTCGATTCTGGAGAAGTTGCACGTACCAGTTGGTTGGTGTTCTTCTGGCTTGAGCGCAAAGGAGTACGAGTAGACACCCGCGCATGGCGAACCGGAGTGGTGGGCAAATGGTTGCACTTGGTTAAAGTACTTACCGGATTGCTCCTTGAATCTGTCTTGGCCGTTGAGGACCAACTTGGCAGTCGAAAGAGCACCGACAGTTTCTTCAACGTAATCCGTGGAACCGGCATCTGGGCCTCTGAGGAACATTGGGGCACCGGATTGGGACGTACCGATGGCAACGTTAGCAACACCCGCACCCGCACCAGAGCTGACGACAACATCACCGTCACCGTTCGCGGTACCAAGGTTCCACAAGTCGTGACCAGTGGAGACACCTTCAGTGACACACCAGACCAATTCCTTGACTGGGTGGTTGTAAGACAATCTGACTTGCTTGGTCCCCGATTCCGTCAAGGAATCAGTACCAGTGTGCTGAACTTGCTCGATCAAGTATTCGTGACCCTTTTGCGCGAATCGTCTGCGCTCTTCAGTGTCGAGGTACATGTAGTTACCCCACACCTTCAAGCCAGTCACGTACGTGTCAAACTCAGAGGTCAAGTCAATGTCGATTCTGACTTCGTGGTATTGCAAAGCAATCAATGGCAAGGCCAATCCTGGGTTGCGGTTGAAGAAGAAGATGAGTGGCAAGTAAACTTGCTTGGTGGAGTTCCCAACTGGGTTAGTCGTCATCTTAGCGTAGTTGAGCTTGGACCCTTCGGCCAAGTACAATTCAGAGTACAATCTCCACCATCTTTGGTAGTGCTTGTCAATTCTTTGACCACCGATGGACAATTCCGCAGTCGAGACAATACGCTCGGCGACCCAGTTAGTATCTCTAGTGGCACCAGAGACGTTCGCCAACGACGCCTTAGTAGTCGCTTCGAGGTACATGTCACCGATCAAATCACCGTTTCTGGCGACAGTGACGGAGACGCGACCCGAGGACGCGGCAGTACCGTTAATAGTTTGTTCGATGGTTTCCATCGCAAAGTTGGTGTGGCGTTTGTAAACCGCCTGGAAAAAAGTGACTTTTGGGTTACCTGTAAGGTAAACGTCTTGAGCGCCATAGGCGACGAGTTGCATGAGACCTCCGGCCATTGTGTGTGTGTTTTGTACTATACACTAAGATTTTTTTTTCAGATAATTTCGCGAAAAAACACAAATTGGTTTTTCCTGGTGTATATAAAATGTCTACCGAAACCGAACCACAAAAAGTACCAGAAGAAGATGAAATGGAAGAAGAATTTTCCGAGTCCGAATCCGAAAATGAGGAAATTGAATCTACAGTCGATGAAAACGAAATCGGAGACGAAATTGATATAAGTGATGAAGATTTGGGTGAATATATGGACGAAACAATTCCTGGTCTCGATGATATCGGTGGTCTTCTGAGTTCTGTATTAGCAAATGAAGATGGCGAAACCGTGTGTTCTGCTCTGGTAAATATCTCTAGAACCCTAGAAGTTCAGAACAAGATCATGATAAAAATTTTAAGTCAGCTGCAAAATTTAAAGGCTTAGAAAAATAGAAAGTACTAATTATAAGAATATGTCATCGGCGGATACTCATTATATCACCGAAAATATTAACCCCGAAGAAACAGAGAATTTACTAACCGTATCTGTAATACAAAACTCTCGTCAGGAGGAGTTAGAAGATATCGTAGCTAGACTAGAAACATATTGGTCTGTAAAAGGAACGCTTACATTCGAAGAACCACTTCGACTCTCTTACAAACGATTTTACAGCCCACACGAACTAGATGAGAATGGTCAGCCATTACACTACGAAATCAAATCTCTGTGTGAATACTACGATTCTAAAAAGAATTTACTAGCAGAAATCTATCACCGGGCTAATACTTTAGGAATAATTGATCTTGAAGATAATGACGACTTAAAACTATCAAGACGAATAAACAGTATTTTTAACCAAATGGAGGATCTTTGGCAAATACTATTCAGAACCGCGCGTATGTATGAACGAGTAAACTATGCATCTGCAGATAATACAGAGGCAGGAACAGACCCTAACATTTTCATGCCTTCTGTAATAAAAGACATAGAAGAACTTGAAGTTTTCCAAAAAGTCTTAATTGTCATTTTACGAGAACTATATGAAAACAACATCAGGAAATATAAAGGGTACTGCTGCATACAAATTCGAACCCCGGACGGGTTTAATACACGCGCCTGGCAACAGACCGAACATATAAAAGATTACGTACATAGAACCGCTCCAAAAGAATCCCGATTCGATTTATGGAAGGAACTTACATCTAGAGGATGTACTACTATAAACCAAATCATAAAATACCTAGAAGACTGTCACGATATGCAGTTTCCTGAAATAAAAAAGAATAGACACCTCTGGTCATTTTCAAATGGTCTCTTTTATGGTAGGAAATGGTGTGCTAAAACAGGTTTATATAAATGCGAATTTTACCCGTATACATCACCACAGGCTCAAAATCTCGATCCACGCGAGGTAAGTTCGAAATACTTTCCAATTGAATTCGATGATTATAGCCATTTTGAAAATTGGTACGATATACCAACACCGTATTTTGATCAAGTTTTACGTTCGCAAAATTTTGAAGAAGATGTATGTAAATGGATGTTTGTAATGATAGGACGTTTATGTTTTGATTTAAACGATCTTGATCATTGGCAAATCATACCATTTCTTAAAGGTATCGCACGTTCTGGTAAATCAACACTCATTACAAAAGTATGTAAAAAATTTTACTCCGCCGATGATATTAGGACATTATCAAATAACATAGAAAAGAAGTTCGGTCTATCTTCCATTCACGATGGTAATATGTTTGTTGCACCTGAAATTAAGGGAGATTTACAACTCGAACAAGCCGAATTCCAATCCATAGTTTCCGGGGAAGATGTATCTATAGCTGTTAAGGGTGAAAAAGCTAAAAATATGACATGGAATATACCAGGTATTCTTGGTGGTAACGAAGTTCCAAGTTGGAAAGATAATTCGGGAAGTATCATTAGACGTCTAATGACGTGGGATTTTAAACGCCAAATCAAAGACAAAGACGCCGATCCACAACTCGAAAATAAACTTGCTGCGGAAATAGCAATCATTTTACAAAAATGTGTCCGTGGGTATCTAGAATATTCCCAAAAATATCAGGGGGATGATATTTGGAATATTGTACCACAATATTTTGAAAATATAAGAAAACAAGTTGCAACGGTAACAAACCCACTCGAAGCATTCTTACAATCAGACGATGTTGTATTAAACGAAGATACAGGTATCACACACATGTGTCCGATGAAAGATTTTAAGGAAAAATTTAGAGACTATTGTAACGCAAATAACCTTGGAAGACCAAGATTTACACAGGACTTCTATATTGGTCCATTTAGTAGTAGAGATATTGAAGTAAAGAGACTTACAGAGTGTATGTATAGAAACGAACCCAAACCACGAAAAAATGAAGATTTCTTATACGGTGTAGATATAAAAATACAAGATATAGAAATTTCAAAAGATCACTGATCATAAAATCTCAGTATAGTATAACTATGGACCCAAGACAGTTTGTAAGAGCTTCAAACATAGAGGTACAACAAGAAAGAGAACCTGGACCTATAACAACAGGTCAAGTGCGTCCATTATCGAGTGGCTTTAATGAGCTCAGAATAGGAACATTTCAACCAGGTATATACAATGTTCTAGTAAATGACAAATTTACAACAAATGAACAACGTGTCGATCTGAAACATATATTGAAACAAAGACCAAAAGGACATGCACAATTATCATCCAATTTAACCATTGATATAAACGAAATAAAGGGTATATACGGTCGTTTTCAGACAGGTTTAATTCATACAAGCAATTTTGGTATGCGAGGTGATTTAAATAAAAATTTCTTTTCCGCCCAATTTGGTGGATATATCACGGATGGAATAAATAGAAAAAATTTTAGTTTTAATATTTATAAAAACGGTAAAATCCGTTTTTCGGGTGGATTTTTAGGATCTAAAAATCTAAAAAAACAACCCGAAGCTCTACGAAAATATATAATAGACAATTACACCGAAAAACACGCTTTTCTTTATAACGAAATCGAATATAATAACATCGCCGGACAATTTTCCATAAACGCAAATTTTAAACTCCCCGAAATAGCCAGGGATAACCCTTTAAAATCACAAAGAGTTACGTATGAACCAGAATTACAATTACCACACGTTTATTTAATACACGAAGGTTATAATTTCATATTATCATCCAAAAGTGGTAAATTAGGTTCCGGAAATATACAAATACAAGGTGAAAAAGACCCCGATAATCTCGAACGTGCCTATACAGTTGGTGTGAAAATCGTTCAACAATTACACAAATTAGGATACACAATAGGTTTAGTTAATAAAAACGTTAACCCAAACCAACGCACACTCGCTAAAAAAGTCGTTACGAAAACGACGTGTCCAAAACCTAGACGACCACCGTGTAAAGAAGGATTTGAAGTTAGAAAAAATCCACAAGGATACGATTGTTGTTTCAAAAAACCAAAAAGAAAACCCGCTAAGAAAAAAGTACCGACTAAATCTAAAAATACAAAAATTACGTACGATAAAGACGGTACTATGAAAATCGGTGGTTTAAAATGCGAACGTCTTACTAAACCAGTATTACTCGAAGTTGCTAAAAAATTAGGTGTTGTCGGTGTTAAAAACAAAAACAAAAAACAGGATATATGCAAGGCCCTCGATAAAATAGAAAAGGGTAACTCTCAATATAAAATCGATAACAAATTGTGTAGAGAAATGAAAAAAGAACAACTTATAACACTTGCAATATCTAAAGGTATATCTGTAAATGACACAGATACAGTAAAAATTTTGTGCCAAAAACTTCAAAATAGACCAAATACACCGAATTCACCCAACGCACTCGCAAACGAATTAGAAAAAATGTTACTCAATAAACAGAAAAAACAAAATCGTGCAAACAAAAATATAAAACGAAGACTCAACAACACAAGTATTAAAAACGATCTCATTAAACTTTACGGTAAAAAATGGATGAACAAATACGGAAACGTAATGAATTTAAACAAAAACGTTCGTGAAGTTAAAAATAAATTAACAAAAATAGAAAACAAAAAAATAAATGTAACTAAAAACGGAGTCATTAAAAAGGGTGAAGCAGATAAAATTAAAAAGAATATGGTAAAGAATTGGAAATTAGATAAACAACAGGAATTAAAGAAACTTTTACTCCAAAAAGAAGCGAATAATATTTACGGTAAATTTGGTAAAAACGAAGTAAGCAGAATCGTTAATTATGCAATGTCGTTACCAAAAACACCCAATCTTAATAGTAATAAGATAATAGGTTTTATAAAAATAGGAAGAGAACTCCGAGGACAACCACCACTTGCATTAAATAAAAAACGAGTTGTACCACCAAAACCCAAACTCGTTAAAAGAAAACCAAGACCAACTAAGAAGGTTATTAAACGCGCACCGATAAAGAAAAAATCACCCGTAAAACCAGTAAATAAGGTCGCACGACGTTTAAATTTTAAATCGAACTCTAACTCGAACTCAAACTCAAATTCAAATTCAAACTCAAACTCAAATTCAAGATCGCGTTCTAAATCTAATGCACGAATACTCAATGAAATATACGCTAACTTCGAAAAAGAATTAAAGAAGAAAAAGTAAAAATAAATATAATGGATAATTCACCTCGGGAATTACTTTTAAATCACTTAAGAAAAAATGAACCCGTGTGTATTATAGACGAATATGTCGAACACATTAAAAAGTATATTTTATCAGGTTTAATAGAAAACATATTTTATGTAATAATAGATTACATTAAGAAAACAAGAAACGAAAGCGAATATAAAATGGGAAAATTAGAGATAGAATACTATTATACGGACGAATTTCACGAATCAGATGATCCTAGAAAATATCTTGATATGAATCGTGAAATTGAAGATATAGGTTTAATAATGTATGTGTATGATAATTTTACACGAATGGAATTAAATTCTAATAGACGTATGATGTTTTATCTTATGAACATGATATATTTCGATTTATAAGTTTCTCTGGTTCAGATATTTGTTTAAGATGTTTCGCGTGATATGAAAAATCATACCCAAGAAATTGATTTTTTATTTCATCCGAAAGTGCAAATGCCTCAAATTTTCTAGATATTTGCGAACACACGGATTTTCTTTCGAGACTAAGAAACCTATCTTCCATCATAATAAATTGTTTTAATGATTCTTCTGGCATACCATCCTTTTTCATTTTTTCAAACATCTTTTTTGACTGACCATCTGATATATAAAAATATTTAGTCTTATATCCTAAAACAATAACACGGTTACCGGTTATGTCTACGTCAGAATAAAGCAAAAAGAATACTATACAAAATATTAGTAACCAAGCTAACATATATAAGTACCCAAGATATTAAATAAATCCTTAACTTTATGAATGATATTAAATAAAGTATCAATATCAGTAACTTTTCGTGGATCAATAATTTCAAATTCAATCTGAAATACTGTGAATTCTTCCGAATCCATATCCTCACTCGTACCCTGACATACAGTCATATCAATGGATAAATTCTTTCGAACAAAAGAT